AAGATAACCCTTTGGAGTAGTGGGGCGCGGTAACTTTGGTTACCTCATAGCGCAGCTAGCCGTAGAAACAGGCATCGCGCCCCAGGCTTTACTAGATTTAGATAGCGTAATGCTAGCTAATATATTGCAAGTGTTAAAGGATCGAGCAAAGGAGATGCAGAGTGGCAGTCGTAGAAATAAGAGGTAATACAGACCTACGAAAAGCACTACGCCGCTTTGCACCTGATTTAGATAAAGAGCTGCGCAAAGAATTAACTAGAGCGCTAAAGCCTGTTGTAAAACAGGCTAGGGGTTTTGTACCTGCTACGGGTGACATTATGCGCGGCTGGCAGCCTCGATCCTTTAGTGAGGGCCGTTTTCCGTTTTATGATTATCAAGTCATAACCCGAGGTATAGGTTTTAGTACGGGTGTATCTAAGCCTAATAAAAACGGCTTCACCTCAAACGCTCAAATATTTAATAAATCAGCTGCAGGTGCTATTTATGAAACTGCAGGCCGTTTAGGACAGCCTCAGCCCTGGGTAGGACCTAAGGCAGGCGGGTCTAGTAAAAAGGTAAGTAGGTCAAATTGGGAAGGCGCAGGCGCACAATTTATACAAAATCTCAATAAACAACCTATTGTATCTAGCCTTGCAGGCAGAGGCCGTTTAATTTTTAGAGCCTGGGCACAAAATCGGGGAATAGCTTTAGCTATCTCTATGAAAGCAATAGATAAAGCTACGAGTACTTTCTACGCTAGGGCAAACTCTAACACTTTAGATAAGGCTGCATAATGGCCGAAAGTGCTAATGTAAAAGTAAATATAAACTCTAAAGCAGACCTTAAGGGTTTTAAGCAAGTAGAAAGCGCTAGTGCAAAATTAACTAAAAATATAAAAAGTTTGGCTGCAGGTTTTGGCATAGCCTTTGGCACTAGGGCTGTTACTCAGTTTGCTAAAGCCTCAGTTAAAGCCTTTATAGATGATGACAACGCTGCAAGGTCATTAGGTGTAACCCTTAAAAATCTAGGTTTAGATTATGGCAATACAGCTACTAGCGTAAATAATTTTATTAGCAATTTAGAAAGACAAACAGGCGTATTAGATGATGAGCTGCGCCCTGCTATGGATCGCTTACTACGCGCTACAGGTAGCGTATCTAAAGCGCAACAACTATTAGCTTTAGGTTTAGATATATCGGCTGGCACAGGCAAAGATTTAACTACAGTAAGCCAAGGACTACAGAAAGCCTTTTTAGGTAATAACGCATCTTTAGGGCGCTTAGGCGTTGGATTAAGTAAAGCTGAATTAACAGCCTCATCTTTTGCAGACATAGAAGTAAAACTTACTAAACTTTTTGCAGGTCAGGCATCTAGCGCGGCAGAAAGTTACGCAGGTCAAATAAATAAATTAACCGTAGCGAGTAACAATGCAAAAGAAGCAATAGGTAAAGGCATTATAGATGCACTTACATTACTAGGCAAAGACACTAACGTATCTGATTTAGCTACAGATATGGAAAGTGTAGCTAATTATGTTGCTAATGTTACTCGAGGTATGGGTGTATTATTATCTCAGCTTGATAGGATTCCAGGCGGGTTTGCTTTTGACGTAGCTCAGATACCTATTCTTGGTGCCTACCTTGATTTAATGTTCGAGGCAGGCGCAAGACTTGATAGAATTAGCCAAGTAGGGGCTCAAAAAAACCCAATACAATCAGGCAGTTATCTCAACACTCAAATTAAAATAACAAAATTGACTAAAGAGCAGACAGCTGCAGAATTAGCAAAGACTAAAGCTAAAAAAGACCAGTTAGCACTTGATAAAGCCGCCCTAGCTTTAGGTAAAGGGCAAAATGTTTTCGATATGGATGCTATTCAACTTAACGCAGCCTTGCTAAGCTCAACGCAGGCGCTAGGTAAAGCTACTACACAGACACAACTACTAAGTATTGCTAACGATCTAGCGCGCTTGACTATTAAGCAAGATATGTTAGTCCTAGAGGATGCCATAGCGGCTAAAGATGTAGAGGGCGCAACGGCAGCGGCTAAAAAACTCAATACAGATATAGCAATACTAGGTACTTTAAGTGGGCAAGCCTTAAAGCTAGTAGATATTAAAAGCATATTAGAAAAGATTTTACCCAAGAGTTTGATAGACCTGGCTAACCTAGATGCAGCTATAGCCAAGATTATAGAGATGAACCGCCTGCAAGGTACTAAAACCCTAGTACCTGAAAATAAACCTAACGCTGTAATAACTCCTACGCCTAAAACAACTGCCCCATCTCCTATTTTGACTAAAATTACACAAGAAGATACAAAGATATTACTACAAACTGCGCTGGGTACCGATGCCCTATTTGAGTATTGGGAAGCTGCAACCGCAGCAGCTAACGCTGCAGCCGATTTACTTGATTACCAAACTGCACAAAGCGAGGCAGCTTTTAAGGCTAGCTCTTTATTTAACGGCGGTGCAGCTACCCTTAACTTTAACGCACCCATATACACAATATCCGATCAGGAGTTTGCACGTAACGTACAAAAGGCTATACAAAATGCTAACCGCTTTGGGGATAATTTAGAGTACGCTGGGGCTATAAGCAAGTGAGCGTACCCGTAGTAAATGCCTTTATTAACTTTAGTACAGGGCCATCTTTTGCTCAAGCGATGATATTAGACCAGGGGCTATTAGATACTAATATTCTTGCCGATGCAGCTAGCGTTATCGTTGATGTATCAAACCAAATAAATTACATAACTACTAACCGAGGCAGACAGGCAGAGGCAGACCAATTTCAAACTGGCACCCTATCTTTGCGTATTGTTGATCAAGCGGGTGACTTCAATAGCCAGAACCCAAATTCTCCGTATTTTGGCTTGCTATCGCCTATGCGTAAGGTACAGATAACGGCTACCTATGGCGCTGTTACTTACCCCATCTTTAGCGGATTTATTACTAGCTTTAGTACGACTACCCCGCAAAATGCTACCGATGTTGTTTATACCACGATAAACGCCGTAGATGCCTTTAGACTGGCCCAAAATGCACAGATAGCTACGGTGGCAGGAGCAGGCGTACAACTTAGCGGCAGTAGGATAAATGCCTTGCTAGATGCTATTGACTGGCCCGCTTCTATGCGCGATATTGATGCAGGCCTAACCACTATGCAGGCTGACCCAGGCACGGCTCGCACAGCCTTAAACGCTATGCAGGTAGTCGAGACTAGCGAGTACGGGGCGCTATATGTAGATGCCTCGGGCAGTTTCGTATTCCAAGATCGAGCCTTAACCTCTAGCTCAGTAGCAGGCACCCCTACAGTATTTAACGATAACGGCACAGATATTGCCTACAATAATGCCGTATGGATACTTAACGATGTCCTAGTCTACAATCAGGCTAATGTGACCCGTAGCGGCGGCAGCGTACAGACAGCTACCAACCAGCCCAGCATAGATAAATACTTTCTACACAGCTATAACCAACAAAATCTACTAATGCAGACCGATGCCGTAGCCCTAGATTATGCCTCGGCCTATGTAGCTTCACGGGCAGAAACCACCGTACGTTGCGATGCTATAACCCTTGACCTATACACAGATAATTACAACACGGGCATTATTGCAGCCCTTACCCTTGACTTTTTTGATCCTGTTACTATAACCACTAACCAGCCTGGGGCCTCAACCTTAACTAAAACTTTACAGATTTTTGGGGTGTCTATGAGCATAAGCCCTAACCTATGGAAGGTAACCTTTACTACATTGGAGCCTATAATTGAAGCGTTTATTTTGAACTATTCAGAGCTTGATACAGGCGTATTAAGTTATTAAGGAGATGAGATAATGGCAGCTGGGTTAGGATTTAAGACTTTTACAACAGGTGAGGTGCTAACGGCAGCCGATACTAACGGCTATTTAATGCAGGGTATTAACGTGTTTGCTTCGACAGCTGCTCGAAATGCTGCAATAACCTCACCACAAGAGGGGCAGTTTGCTTTTACTAAGGACACTAACTCGCTGTGGTATTACGATGGTGCAGCGTGGGTAGCCTCAGGTGCTACGGGCGATATTGAAGGCGTTACAGCTGGCATAGGTATTACTGGCGGCGGCACAAGTGGCACAGTAACAATTACTAACGATATGGCAACCACCATTACGGCAGCGGGTGATCTCGTAGTAGGTACAGGATCAGGCACCTATGACAATTTACCCATTGGCACAACGGCGCAAATTTTAACGGCTGACACGACAGTAAGCCCATATAAAGTAAAATGGGCGACGCCTGCGGCTGCTGCAAGTGGTCTTACTAAAATTGTTACGGCAGACTTTTCAGCAAGTGCAGCTGTACAGATTAGTAATTGTTTCACTTCAACTTATGTAAATTACATCATTGTGCTTAACGCTCTAGGCAATAGCGCAGGCGGCGCGTTGTATATGAATTGGATGACAGGCACTAACACGGTGGTAAATAGCGGAATCTATTACGGCGGCGGCTGGTCGGTAACTAACTCGGCTGCCACTGCAACGATTACAAATAACGGCGACACAAAATTCACACTTGCGCCTACAGTTGCAACTAATCTTAGACAGAACTTTACAATTAACTGCTCAAATGTAGGCAACGGCAGTCAAGACGGCAATATGTCGTCACTCGGTAATGGTTCAGGAAACGGAATCGCAACATACGCTGGCATTATTGCAAGTAGTGCATCAACAACAGGTGTGCAATTTACTGGCAACGGCAATTTAACAGGAACATACACAGTCTATGGATTGGCAAAATAATGGCAAACAATAAAATAACTATTACCGATGCAGCAACAGGCGAGACAATAGAACGCGAAATGACAGATCAAGAGCAGTCATCGCGTAATGATTTTCTAGCAGAGATAGCCGCACAAGAAGCAGAGGCAAAAGCATTAGCCGATAAAGCCGCTACCAAGAAAGCAAGTTTATTAGCTAAACTTGGTTTAACTGCCGATGAGTTTGCTTCTCTCCTATAACGGCTGGCCTGCATCCAAGGATCAGGCCGAGATAGGCATTAAACCCTATCTAGTGCCAGGTACTTTAATTAAGTTGCGATGCGCCGAAAAGGTAGCACCGTTGCTAGTAGGCTTTGCTGCAGAGTTTCATAACTTAATAGAGCCGTTAGATATAGGGGCTAATGACGACTGGGGTTTTGCGTACAGAGATGTTAGAGGAGTGCCAGGTAAATTATCTAATCACGCTAGCGGCACGGCCATCGATTTAAATGCGAGCCGTCACCCGTTAAAATCCATAAATACTTTTGAGCCTGCTAAGGTACCAATGTTAAAAGCTCTATGTAAAAAGTACGCTTTAAGCTGGGGCGGTGAGTGGACTAGACCCGATCCGATGCACTACGAGATAAACCTAGATGCAGCTAAGGTAGCGGCGTTAATTACCAAGTTAGGATTAGATAATGCCAACTAGCGCACAGGTCGTTGTAGGTACAACAGCTGTAGTAATCGTGGCCGAGTCCAATTTCGACCAAACGGCCTGCCTGCATAACTTAGGTGGCGGGGCTATGTATTTAGGAGCTGCAAACGTGACTACATCCAATGGATATAAGTTGGATAACGGCGACAAATTAACAGTACCTGTGGGCGACCACGAGGCTCTATACGGCATTACTGCAAGCGGCACCCAAACCGTAGCGGTATTAACACAAATCAACTAGGGCTAGAAAAGAGCGAGTGAATGAAAGAGCAACTAAAGGCCGCTGGCCTGTCTTACCTACGCGCAGCTGTATCGTGCGTGGGAGCGCTGTATATTTCAGGCATATCAGACCCTAAAGTTCTAGCTAATGCTTTTATAGCTGGCCTCATTGGGCCGTTAATGAAGGCGTTAGCCCCTAATGAGAAGCAGATAGGCATAGGCTCTAAGTAAATGGAGGCGCAGGCGTGGGTGGCTATGATCTTGGGGGTTATTGCCATCCTGTCTGCCCTTTACACAGCTGTACGCTTTATAGTTAAAGCTATGCTGGCTGAGCTATTGCCCGATGGCAACGGGGGCCATAACTTGCGGGGCCGTGTGGAACGCATAGAGGCTCAGGTAGATAGGATTTACGAGCTGCTTATAGAAAACAAACTATCGCGCTAGCGTGTCG